CCACGACTTCGCAGGCGCGAGGGCCGGCGTAAAAGATGCAGTTGGAGCACTGCATCCCTTCGCTGGCGAAGGGGCTGACAGGCATGTAATGAGCGCCGTGAGCGCCAATGCCCTGATCAAACTGGCCGAGATCATCGACAATTTCCTCCAAGGCTTCGTAGAGCGCAACTTGGGGAGCTGTAAGGTCTGGCGTCAGCTCGCGTTGCTGATCGGCGGTGGCGTCCATGACAGCCGTAAGTGGTGTGCTATGCACTCTATCGGTGGCGCTTTTTATGGTTTTGGCCTTAGCGTCGGCCCAGGTCTTTCCGGGATCGCCGCCCCAGGCGGCCCAAGCGACGCGGCCGGGTGACGGATAAGCGGGGCTGCCCGGTAAGTAGCCATCGCCCTGCTTGTCCACTTCGTGGCGAGCGAACCAGGCGGACATCGTGATGACGGTGGCGGGGCTCAGCTCATTACCGCTGAGGATCTGGGTGGCGCGGCGGGCTGCTACGGAGGTGCCGCCTTTGCGTCCCTCGGCTTTCCAGGCGCGGTAGCGCTCGGCCTCGGCCCGCATCCCCTTGGTGGGCATGAGGTTGATCTCGGTGCCGTTGACGTTGGCCATAAGCTGCGGCGCTGCGGAGCGCTAAGAGGTGGTGGGGCGGCTTAGCGCTGCGGCTTAGCGGCGGCGCTGAGGTCGGTGCGGAGGTTGATGGGCTCGTTCTCGCCCTCTAAGTAGAGGGGCTCGATGTGGCGGCTGGGGGCTTCCGTGGGTGGATCGGTGGAGGTGGGGGCGGGAGCGCCGCCGCCGCTTAAGCCGAGCTCCTGTTTGATTTCGTTCTCCTTACTTATGGTGGTCATGGTGCTCATGAAGTCGTTGCCGGTGTACTCCATGATTTGTTCGGCGTGGGTTTGAAGCTGCAGGGCGCGGCTCATCTCCATGGCCTTCATCTCCTTGGCGGGATCGACCCAGCTCCAGGCGCGGGCCTGCCAGTGCGGAGTGTTGTAGCGCTCAGGCCGGGTCCACACGTCGCTGAACATCGGCATAGGCAGCTCAGTAAGTGCGGCCGCGGCGAGCCACTCCTCAAATACGCGCTGGTGTACCTGCTGAATTAGTACAGACTGAATTACGCGCCAGTGATCGCGGTCTTCCAGGATGCTGAGCCTAGAGGAGCTGTAATTGGTGTCCGAGAAGTCGCGGCTAAGGGTCTCGTAGGAGCAGCCGTAGCCGGCGGCGAAGCGGCGGGCGAGGGTGCGGACCACCGCTTCGTACTGGCCGTCGTCAGGGCCGAAGTCGGGCGGGATGGCAGTTTCGCCGGGGAGCAGGAAGTTGTAGCTGCCGGGTTCGGTGTTCCAGAGGCGCTTGCTGTCCTCCAGGGCGGGCGTGCCATCGGGGTTGGTGCTGCCGAAGGTCTCGGGCTCGGGGGTCTGGATCCAGCCGAGGCTGTTGGCCTGCACACGCTTCCGCGTCCAGTGCGCCTCCTCGTACTTACCGAGATTCCACGACGTAGTAATTACAGAAGCGAACCAGGGGACTCCGCGTGTCTGCCCGACGCGCTCAGGCATAAAGACGTGGATAAAGTCGGCAGCGTCAATAAAGAGATGCTTCTCATTACTGCCGATGTAGTTGGTGAACTCAACGTCACCAGGGTGCTTACGCAGAATTGCGTAGCGGGTGGGCCTGCCCCATTCATTTAGCTCAACACCCATACGCCAGTAGTGCCTAGGGCGGTCGCTAAGTCCGGTGTATTCGTCGTCGATTTGATCGGCTTCGATTAGCTCCAGGCTTAGGGGGACTTTGCTGCGGCCCATGGGTTGGCGGACCAGGCGGATGCCGATCTCGCCGGATTCGGGTAGGGCGCCGACGATGCTGAGTTCGATCCCGTGGAAGCTGAGGCGGCCGGTTACGTCGCAGGAGTCGGGGCGGCACCAGTTGTTCCAACCGGCGAGGAGGGCGGCGTTGCGGCGCTCGTCCTTTTCGCTGCCGTCAGGGCGGAGCACCTGGGGCTGCATTTGGATGCCGCGGGCGCCGACGACGTTGATTTGGGTGGTGCGCTTGGCTTGGCGGGCGTAGGGGTTGTCGCGGACCAGCGCACGGCTGCGGTTGCGCAGCACCTTGAGGCTGCCCCGGATCTCGGCGTCGGCGCTGTTGCCGGAGGCGAGGAAGTCAGCCGTGAAGCGGTTCCACTTAGCGGCGTCGTAGGCGCGGCGGCCGTGTCGCGCAATGGCGAGCTGGCGGCGGAACCAAGTGCGAAGGCCCATGGTGGCTCAGTTGAAGCGGACGTAGAGGGAGCGACCATCGCCGCGGCCGGCGTTCAGGCTGTTGGCCATGCGGTCACGGGCGATTTCGGCTTTTAGCTGATCGCGCCACTGGATGAGCTGCGCCAGGTCGGCGCGTTTCACCATACGACCACCTGTAGGTGTGCCGATCCGATATTCTTGCGCACCTGAGATAAGGGTGCGAATAGCGGCTTCTACTGCTTCCAGGTCCGCTAGACGTTGCGCAGCTGGAGACGCCATCTGACTACTACGTTTCGCCTAAGTCTAGGTGGTAAGCGTTGCAGTGATACGCGCTAAGCGTTAAGCGCCGCGGCTTAGCGGCGCGGCTTAGCGGCCGAGGACGTTGAAGGCGGCGGAGGAGCGGGCGGGTTGGGAGGGGGCGTCGTCGGGGGAGGGGCGGAGCTTGCGTTCCAGCTGCTCCCAGATGGTGCGGCGGTCGTAGAGCTGGTAGAGACGGTGCAGGGAGGCGTAGGCGTAGACGAGTTCGTCGAGGGCTTCGTTGGGCTGGCTACTCTTCTTTACCCAGACGCGCTGGGGGTAGCCGTTCTTGTAGCGCATTACCTGCTTTTCGGCAGTTAGTTCCTCAAAATAGTCGAGGGGTGTTTTGGCGTGGAAGTGGAGGTAGCCGGGGCCTGGGTCGTTGTGCTTTAGGCGGCCGAATAGCAGCGATTTGATGGCGTCGGAGCCAACGGGGAATACTTGGGCGCCTTTGCGTAAGGTTTGGCCTTTGTGGTTGAGATCGACCTTGCTGGCCTTGCCGATGGGCGGTTTGCCCTTAGTGGACATGCCTTTGATGGCGATGACGCCCTGGGCGGCGCGGTCGCGGGCGTAGGCGTAGACGGTGGCGGTGTGGTGGCCGCCAGAGTCGATTGCGCACACACTTACACGTAAGTCGATGCCGTCTTCACTCAAGAACGGTCGGCTTAGCACTTCGTCGAGTTGTTTCCATACGTCGGGGCGGGAGGGGTCGCCGTAGAGCTTGCTGCGGTCGATGAGCCACGCCTCCTCTTCGCGTCCCCACGCCCAGACGCTGAGGCTTAGGCGGTCGTCCTGGCAGTCGCAGCCGATCGTGAGCGCCAGGGCGGAGGAGGGGACGATGAGTGCTTCGTAGGTCTCCTTGGCGGTGCGTTCCAGCAGGGCGGAGGCGCCGATCTTGGAGGCGTATTCGTCTTCCCAGACCTCGCCTAGGACGGTGTTTACGAAGGTCTTTAGTTGCTCGGCGTCGTTCTTCGACTCCAAGAACTCTTCGACCAAATTAGACCATGAGGCGTTGGGGGAATAGGAGTAGGCGGCCCAAATGTGGAAACTTACGTGCTTGCCGTTGCCTGGAATTGTGGAGCGCCATTCGCCGCGTTCGACCATCCAACGCTTCTTAGAGTGTGGGATGAGTTCGTTGCAGGATTCGCACTTGTAGGCGGTGGTGGATGGGTCGTTGTCGGTCCAGGTCATCTGAGCCCAGCGCAGGTACTGCATGTGGTTGCAGTGCGGGCAGGGCACGAAATAGCGGCGCTGATCGCCCTGGGCGAAGAGGCGCTCGATGCGGCTGAAGTCCTTGATGGTGGGGGTGGAGCCGGCGACGATTTTGCGGTTCCAGTAATACTCGGTTCGGCGGATGCCGAGCTTGATCTGGTCGCCCTCCGTGCCAGCCGAGGGTGGGTAGCCATCCGTCTCGTCGAACAGGACGACGCGGCGGCTCACACGGCGGAAGCCCCGCGGCGAGTTGGCCCCAACGAGGCTGAGCGTTCCACCCGGAAATTGCTTTTGCAGGATCGTGTTGGCGCCGTCCTTAGCTTTGGCGTCGCTTACGAGGCCGGCTAGGCAGGGGGTGTCGCGCAGCATGGGCGCGATTTCTTCCTTGGAATAGCCCTGCGCGTCTTCGATGGTGGGCTGCACCAACATCAGGGGGCAGGGGTCTTGGTGGATGTGATAGGCAATTACGTGGTTGAGGATTTTGCTGTAGCCGACTCGCGCCGACTTCATAAGGGTTACTTGTTCAATTAGCGGATCACTTATGGCGTCCATGATCCCCTTCTGGTAGGGGAGGGTGTGCCAGCGGCCGCCTTCGGCGCTGCTCTCGACGCTGAGGTAGGCGTAGGTGTCGGCCCACTCGCTAAGCGTGAGGCGGCGCGGGGGTTTGAAAGCGCTAAGCGCCGCGCTTTCCAGGCGAACAATACTGCTAAGCGGCGTAGTTGTCATGTGCAGCAGCTTAGGCGTCAGATTTAGCAGCAAGGTCTTCTAGCGTCTCTCTTACGATGTCGTCCAGCAAGCTTATGGCGTCGGTGTCGAGGTCGGGGATGCGCTGTTTGGCCTTTGTGGGGATACCCAAAATCTTAGTGCGAGCCATGGTGATAATTTCGACCCATTTGGCCTCAACTTCCTCCGCTTTTACCAAAATTCGCTCTTTTTCCTTGCGTTCCAGCTCCAATAGCTCGGCTTTTAGGTGCTCGGTGCGGGCGCGGGACTCGTTGTAATCGGGTATGGCCTCGTTGGTTTCCGCCAGGTTGCCGCCTGAATCGGCCTGTTGATCGCGGCGCTCCTGGGGGGTGAGTTCCCCAGGCCGCTTAGGGGTGCGTTCGATCGTTCCAGCAGGGGGCTTAGGGCCGCGGCCGATGCGTTTCTGGGTGTTGCGGTCCCATTCTTCGCGCATGGTGGCGGAATTTACGAGTTCACGACCGTCCCCGGTGCGTACCACCGATAGACGGTTTGTACGAATTGCTGCGTAGACCGCTTCACTGGTAACGCCGAGGGCTCGTGCCGCGTCTGCCTTTGAAATCAGTGCCATGTTTCTGATTGTAGCGTTGCTTATAGGCCATGGATGGATTTCCGTGCTACCATGGCCGGTTTTCGATTTTTTGTGGGTAGGGATAAGTGTGTTTTTAGTGCTATCGAAACAACTTTTGAGCGTCGTGCCTAGGAATAATTTGCGCCCCGAAACCCCT